CTGTTCTTCTCCCACATTGTAAAATGTAGTGAGCTTTTAAAGGGTCCATATCATGAATAAAGTCAAAAGCCTTATCTTTTAGTTCTTCATTGTCTTTTGCATAGAACGAAGTTACTAATTCAATATTAACTAAAACTTTTACGCTATATTCTTTATTTTCCTTTACCATATAAAATGGTATAACACGGAATTACATATATACAAAACAAAAAAGATATTTTTTTAAAGTGCTTGACCACTTGACCACTTGCTCATTGGGCTACCTGAGCAGTGAGCAAGCACTACTCTTTGTAAGTTATTGTTTTATATAGATAAAAAAAAGTGCTTGTCCACTAGCTCAATCGGGGTGTTTTAGGGTGAGCAAGCAGGTTAAGTTATTGAAAAACAAGCAAATATTCAGCTTGTCCAACTTGCCTATATAATATATATATGTATGGGTGGGCTAACGCCCCACCCCATTACTAACATTACCGAAAGGATGGTGAACATGGAAGATAAAGAAGTGGAAATAACTGAAGCGGAAGAAGTTAATAAAACAGAATCGGGCTTGTCTGTAAGTTTAACACAACAACAACAAAAATTTGTAGAGAACATAGTCTATCATGATATGTCCCAGACGGAAGCTGCCAGAAAGGCCGGCTACAATCATCCGGCTGTCCAGGCTAATCGTAATATGAAAAATAAAAGCATTATGATAGCAATAGATGAATTAAGACATGAGGCTCAACATAGAAACAATGTAACATTAGATCGTTCACTTCGGGATTTAAAATCTATTCGGGACGCAGCCGTATTGGACGGAAGTTGGGGTCCAGCGATTAAAGCTGAAGAACTACGAATGAAAGCAGTCGGACTCCTAGTCGAAAAGAAAGCTGTATTACATGGTCGGGTAGATTCATTATCTAAAGATGAAGTCTTAAAAGAGCTTAAAAAACTACAAGATAAGGCCAAACATCAATCGGGCATTGAAATAGATAAATCGGGTAAATTAATAACTAATTAGTCGGACTCTCATGTTCTTCTAAAAACTGATAACATTCTTGTATTTTATCTTCAATTTCTCTTTTTTCGTTTAAGTCGGCACCCACAACTATAAAACCTAAAAGAATAAAACCAGCTATATATAACTGTAATTTTTCATGCCATTTAAAAATCGGGTTTTTTTTATTCATCTTTATATTTCCTCAATAGAAAGTATGTCATCTTCATAATAACAACCTTCACTCATAAAATCTTGTAATGATTTAAAAAGATTTTTAAGATTAGAAGAAGGAATAACAATCCCTTCTTCATTATCTGAAAGTTTAATTAAATAATATTTCATTGTCGGGCTTTCCTTTTCAGCTTTTTTGCTTTCATTCGTTCTTTTTTTAATAATTGTTGGGCTTCAATGGCAATTACATATCTTTCCCATTTCGTTCCTCTTAACTTTCCATGATCCATTTCGGGTCTCCTATGTGATTTAGTTTTACCTTTATCTCTAATTGTTTTATTTGGAAGTAATCTCTTACCCATTATTCTGCCTCATATATATTTGAGATAGACCAATCTCTATGTAGAAAATCTTGCTTATACTTTTTAGGATAATCAGTTCCACCATATTCTTCTACTAATTGTAATGCTAGTTCCTCTGCTTCTTCTGTATTACTTGCAGAAACTTCTATAGTCTGCCCCTCGTCAAAAGTAATTCCTACTCTGTATTTTTTATATTTCTTAGTCATATTATATCTCCTCTTGAAAAATACCCATAAGGTTTAAAATGTATTCAACTTCATCTAATGTGTCATTGAAAATTTTTTGCCCTTCTTCTGTGTAATAAATGACATCATCTTTTTCCATAATGTAATCTTTGTAATCATGACCTAATTCTTTTTCCATTACATAATTTGTAAGTTCAGAAGTTAGTTCTAACCAATTATCGTTTGGTAGTTCTGCTATTGGTTTTCTTTGTTCCCAATCTATCGGTAATTTAACCATGTTCATTTATTCTTCTCCTTGTTGAAATCTTTTAATGGATATTTTTATTTGTTTATTAAATTCTTCTTTGGTAATTTCACCTTCATCATATTTTTCCCATAACTTTCCAATATCAAAGGCAAAATCTTCTTCATTGTTCATGTTCATCATTCCCACCCTATTAATTCTTTTAAATCAACTCTTATTTCTTCTATAATATCTCCTTCTCCACCGTCAAGGTGAACAGTTATTAATAACTTATTGTCGGTGTAGTCGGACTTTTCTACTCTGATAGCAATTTCATCATCATAATCAAACCACCTAACTTGTTCGGCTTGTTGTTTTAAATATTTTTCAAAATCACCTCTAGTGTATGTTTCTGATTTATGTTCTTCTATTTTTTGATTTCTCATTTTCTTTCCTTTCCTAAAAATTGTGTGGGGTTATTTCTAACCCCACCTCTATTAAAATCCACCATTAATTCCTAAATCTTGGTCAAGATAACCCGCATAACCCATTCCGTCTTCTCGGTAAAACCATTGAATAGACAATGCGTCTTCTCCTTTATTAAATTTAAAGACCTCATTTAACCGACTTAAAATTCCTTCGGGTGGACTCCATGCTGTAAGAAATTCTATTACTATATGTTCGGGGTCGCTATCATCAAGATTAATGCTTTCGGGGTCTAAATTCCATTTTGTTCCCCAATGCATATTTCTCCAATCATACCAATTATCTGCACCAAACTCTATTTTCCATTCCTTAGAGTTAGCTTTTTGTTCGTCAGATTTCATATCTTCAGACCCACTAGTAGTATTCTCTAGTTCTTTTGGCATAGGGTAAATTTTATTAAAATCAAAATCTGATTCATCTGATTTAATATATTTGATAAATTTCTTTATCTCTTTTTCATCACCAAATATGCTCACTTCGTTTTGACACCAATTAGGCATTGCTCATCTCCTCTACTGCTTTTAATAAATCTTTTCTATCTAAATTTAATTCCCATTTATCTTCATGCACTTTAATTTTTAATGCACAATCAAATTCTGATAGTATTGCTATCCATTCTTCTTTAACCTCTAACTTTTCAGCAAAATCATCTCCACCAACTGCATAGCGACATTTATCCCAAACATCTTCTTCTCTTGGGTCATATCCTTTTGCATAACAAACTCTATTTTTACCTTTTTTATAAAGTTTTGTTTTTGTGTTTCCACTCATGAGATATATTCCGTCATCTTTAACAAGAGTAAAACTTGGTATTGCTTTCTGTTGCTTTACCTCATCTTTATCTTCGTATAAAGATTCGTAGGGTAATTCCCACTCATCTGCATTTAAAGTATCTTTTGCGATAGCTTTCATTGATTCTCCTTCAAATATTAATGTTGTCATGATTTTCTCCTTTCCTTGATATCATGTTGAGAGCAGTAATATGCTAATTGCTCTCGGTTTTTAATAAACTTAAATTTTTCTAGCCAATATAAGTATCTTTCTGTTTGATACATTAAATCGCTAGGCATATATTCCATAAACTGTTTCATTGTATTTACCTCTTTAAGTTATACTATTTTATACCATGATTTGATAGGTCAACAAAGCTAATTATAGATAATTCTATGGGATATTTCTTGTGATAAACCTACCCTCTCAAAGAGAGGGCTTTTCTCATTTTTTTCTATGAAACAAATGCGTCAAAAGTGAAACAAGGTAATCTCGGGTCGGGGTCGGCTTGTATCGGGGTCGGGTCGGGCTATGTAATAGTGTAGTGGTTTAGGTTTATGTTCAAGTTATGAACTAGAACTACAACCAAAACTACTACACTACATAACAAAATATGGTATAAAGTATTGTTATTAACTTTTAGGAAAGGAACAAAAAAAATGACACCATATGAAGCAGTCATGATAGCAGAAGGAATTGCAAATCATGAGGATATTACAGAAGAAAGATATATTGAAGCATGGCAACTATTAATTGATACGGGTCTAGCTTGGCAATTACAAGGATCGTTCGGTCGTCAAGCTCAATCGTTAATCGATACGGGGGTATGTTATGCAAATAATTAATGTATCAAAATTAAACGGTAAGCTGGCGGGTTTTCGTGCCATTGGAACGAATACAAAATCAAATAAATTTTGTGAAAAAATGTATAATTCTAAAGGCGATATTATTTGTAAGTTTTGTTATAGTCATAAGGCTTTAGAAATTGCTTATAATAAAAACTTAGAACCATATCTACAACATAATACTGAAGTTTTAGAAAACAATATCATAACCGAATTTGTTTATAGACAAGGCGGTAATGTCACGACAAAGTTAAACGACGCTTATTTTAGGTTCTCACAACATGGCGAATTAGACACGATGAATCATTTAATTAATTTTATGAACATTGCGAAAGATAACCCCAAAACCACATTCGGGTTCTGGACTAAAAGAAAAGATCTCATTAAAGAGTATGTAAAAGAAAACGACATACCCGAAAATGTCATCATGGTTTATAGCAATCCAAAAATTAACAATGTCATGTACGAACCGCCGAAAAATTTCGACAAAGTTTTTAATAATGTATGGCCCGAATTTGAACCCGAAAAACAAAATTGTACGGGTCAGCGGTGCATCGATTGCTTGCGATGTTATGACAAAAATAAAGACAATGTCATTATTGAGGCGGTCAAATAGTCGGGTCGGGTCGTCGGGTCGGGCTGCATAATAGCAGCTTCGACCCTGTATACTGGGTTAAGGTCCCTGGAATAGCCGCCAATTTAATCTCCCCAACTCCGGGAAACATGGTATTATATGTTTATAGAAAGGAGGTGAGGATATGGATCACTTAGAAACAATCGAAAAAGAGTTAAAAGATGTGCTTGTTAGATATCTTAAAGCTCTATCCCCGGAACCGGGAGATGACAATCAGCTAGAAGAACATGAAGACAGAATAGATAGTCTTGAATGTAAAATAGAAGATATAGAAAATCGTTTAGACAACGCATCATTAGACATCTAGCTGATGTCGGGAGTCGGGTTATAATATCCGACTCCCTCTTTTCTCATATCTACCTTCGGTTAAGGTAGATAAATACCCGGGAAAAGTGGTTGAGCTAGAAACAAAACATGGTATTATATACCTAACTAATCGAAAGGAGAGAAATTATGGGATTAGACCAATACGGGTGGGCTTGTGACCACCCAATAACTAAAGATAACTACAAAGCAGATGACTATGAAAGGGACGGTAATTTCTACTGGAGAAAGCACGCAAAACTTCATGAGTTTATGATAGAGATTGCTCAAAAAAACGGCACTCTCAGGAACTCGGAAGATTTTAATTGTGACCCATTAGAGTTATCGTTGGAAGACATTTTAAATCTTCGCACTCGTGTTAAAGAAGAGAGCTTACCTGAAAGCGAAGGTGGAATGTTTTGGGGTCATCAATTTCAAGATGAGCAAGTGACTTATTACAAAGATGGTGATGTTACTTTCTGCGATTGGGCAGAACAACAAATCAAGAAGGGTCGTCATGTTTATTACGATTGTTGGTGGTAGGCATGGTTGATTATCGAATTAATGAAGACATTGATATCAAAGAAAACCTTATTGATGAAATCAGAACTTTGTTAAATGCTAATGAAGAGAATAAATATTGTGATGCTCTTCAACTAAAAGCATATATAAACATCGTCCTGAAGAAGGTGGTATGATGCTTAACTTTATGAAATTCATTCTTGTGCTTTGGTGTATCATGGCAACGATTATCGCTTACATATGGATAACCGTCTGATGATAACCTACACGCATAACGCCGTTCATTCTAAGAACTACGCTTGGTTTGAACGGCGTGTGCGTAAACTTATCAAGCGTTATAAGGCTAAGCTGCTTTCCCGGGCGAGCAACTCTACAAAGATTGACCAAGATCAATTAGCCCGTGAAAATGTTTTTGAACCTAGTGGATTGGTGACAGACCATACAGCTGTTCAGTCGGGAACATCATACAAGTTGCATGGCTTTGCTGATTTGTTTGTTGGGAATATTATCCATGAATTTAAATATGGATTGCAAGAAGTTGGTATGTTTAGGAGAAACCAAGAGGATTTTGATGCTTTGCCTGGGCAAGGTGCTACTTACTACAAGCTGCGGAATGCTGATATGGATTGGGACGAAATCCGGGAACATAAAGACATGCATATTATTAAGGATTATCTGCCTTCATTCAATGCAAGAGAGTTTACAACTTTAGCATTGCATTTAGTAGAGGATGAAGACACAGAAAAAAGTAATAAACGAACTTACTTGGCCAATCCTCTTATGGTTCTTGATCTAAGAAAGGATAGCACATTGGAAGAACTTGACCAGGAATATCCGTTCCAGGAGTATGAAGAAGAAGAGGAACAAAAGCCCTTAGATAGATTGTTAGTATTTTAGGGCTTTACTTGGGTCAATGCTTATCCTTTCTATTGACCCAAGACTTGCATTCCAAAACAAACTAGGATAATATGGTATTATTAAAAAGAAAGGATACGACATGATTGAAAACTTTGAAAACATTAAAAAAGACACTTTGCTCCACACTAAACAGCTAGGTGTTGTCACTAGAGCCAAAGCTCTTGAAAGCATCAAGCAAGGAAGAGGATTTAAAAACATTCTTCTTGTTTATTGTTATGGTGAGGATGTTGGTATGTTCAATGAACATGGTAGCATCTATGTGGATGATATCGTTAAGGTATTTGATAACGATCAAGAAGAGGAATGGAATTTATACGAAGTATAATAACGAACATCATAGCACAGATGGGAAAAGGGCAATTTATGATTGCCCTTTTTTTTGTGTCGGGGTCGGGATGTCGGGTTCGATGAAGGATGAAACATACATATACATACATAGGTTAGGGTATTACTAATAACAATGAATTAGTTGTTTCCATAATAGAATATTATGGTAATATATAGACAGTTAACTTTTATTAACAATTACATGGAGGTAAAGAAAATGGAATTTAACTTAACAGATAGCATTATTAAAATGCAACAAGACGCAAGCGGTCAAAAGCCAATGAGTGAGGAAGATATCTTGCAAGAGTTTATAGCTCTAAGAGATTACAACATTGAGCTTAAGAAACAATTACAGCTTTTGACTAAAAATGTTAAATCTATCTTAGAACAACATGAAGGTAAGATTGTTGTCCAAGAGAATGGCACAACTAGAGTGCTTAGCTTAAAACATAGAAAGCCAAGCCAAGCTACAGTCATAGAACATTTAGACAAACTTGCGCCTAATCTTCATAGAAAATCTAAAGCTAAAGACTGTATATTAGTCCAAGCGTATGTTGATGGACAAGATGTTTCTTATATTACTAAGACTGGTTCAACATATATAGCAGTAAGCGATTAATATAGCTTATGGGTTAGGGTATCGGTTCAGGTACCCTAGCCTAAATTATGACACAGGCGTCATCTTTTTGATGACCCCCTACCCCTCTGCTCCACTTCGAGGAGTGAAACGACGAGAAGTAGGTTTATGACATACGAATACAACTTTTAAATTTTTAAGGTACCCTGTGGGACTCCGATTGACTTTTAATAAAAAAATTATAAAATGGCGGTATGCACAACAATCCAAACAATATGAATCAACCATTCCAGCAAGGAAATTTAAATCACGCTGTTGGTGGTAATCAGGCTTATAATCCTGGTCGTCAAGTATTGCAGCAACAACCGAACATGCATCCAGCGACTAGACCGCCAGCTCCGACACCGACGCCTCATGGTCATAATCCTCAACCACAACAACCTCCTCCAGCAAGAACTGCTCAACCAGTAATGCAACAAGGTCCAATGACACCTATGGTAGAAACGAAAGCGGTTATGGATTCTCCTTTAGATTTAAATAAAATTCGTGGATTTAGTAACTATGTTCGTAAATTAAAGAATCCTGCTCCTCAAAACTACCCAGAGATCGATGTCTTTGGGACATATTTTTAACATAATTAACAGTTAACAATCGTTAAATAAAGTTGTATAAAAATATTATACAAGAGGTTAACAATGAAAAATTTATTTTTAGTTCTTATGGTAGTGGTTTTAGCTGGATGTGCAAGTTCTGCAATTAACATCTCAGCAAATATTCCAGAGTCACAAGAAATAGACATACAGATTTCCACTAAATCTACCGACGAGTAGATTATGGACAAAATGGCAGATCACGCTCTTGAGGTTCTCAAGATAATATTCTACATATGTGGAGTATTTTCTCTATATTGTGGTTTGCAGTATATATTCATGGCAGATTGGCCCATGTTCTTTTTTCTCTTGCCAATTAATGTAGTTTTTATCTATTATGTAAGCCTTAGATTAAAAGGAGAGATTTAATGCTGTCACTTTTTGGAAGTCTTTTGGGCTTCGGAACTTCATTTCTCCCCACGCTCTTGGGATTCTTCGAGCAGGGACAGAAAAATCGTCACCAATTAAAATTATTGGAGGCTCAGGCAAAGCACGCCGAAGTTCTAAGTCAATTAAAACTTCAAGAACTCGACGCAGCAGCAGATGTAGAAGAATCTCGTTCTATCTACGAACATGCTGCTCAACTTGCTAGAAGTAATAAGTCTTCCTTTATATCTGCACTACAAGCATCCGTGCGACCCGTCGTCACTTATTTCTTTTTTATACTGTTTGCTACCATTAAAGGGTTAGCTGTCTATGTTGCAGTACAAGAAGGGGATGATGTCAGTCAGGCTATATTAGCCAGCTGGGACGAGGAAACAAAAATTTTGTTTTCAACCGTGATTTCATTCTGGTTTGGGCAACGCGGCATGAAATCAATAAGGAAGGCAAGAAATGGCAAAAGCTAAAACAAAGAAAACTACGAAAAAAGCACCAGCTAAGAAACGAGCTAGGACATCTAAAGGCAGATTTGTAGCCGATGATCCATCTACTCCTGGCAATGAGGCTTATGTAACTGAAAAACAACCATTTTCAACAAAATGGCTTGTTCCAGTACTCGTAATTGGAGTAATAGCAGTAATTTTTGTACTTACTGGCTAATATTACCAAAATAAATAGTATTTATTCACTATATTGAGTTGATTAATGAAGAAATAGGTATATAACACTATTAATTAAAGGGTGTTAAATGCTTAATTTTATTACATTTATTTGTGTTTCAACTATGTTTTTATGTGTATTACAGATCATATAATCAATATTTAGTTGCATAAATGTCAAACCTACTATATGTAGGAATTTATGGAGAGTTCACGCAAGTGCAATACATGCAAAGTGACGAAACCCATTACAGCATTTGAAAAAATGTTTTCAAGGAATGGGTCTCCTTGCTACCGACGGCGTTGTCGAAAATGTAATATGCAATTTCGCAATGATAAAGCTAATAAAGACCCAATAAAATTTTTAAGAAGAAATTTCACACAATTACGATCTGCTCGAAAGAGAAAAGGAGAAAAATCTTGGGACTTGTCTTG